CCGGTGCGACAAGGTTAATCGCATGGCTGTTTGGGTCTAGTTCGATGTAAGCCAGTCCGTCATCGGTGCGCATCTGGAGCGTGGTCGTGCTGATGTTGCCGATCACATTCGGCTGCGACATCGGCCCCACAAAAGCGAAAGCATCAGATAAGTCATGCTGGCGCGGGTCGACCGGTTCCTGTACACCGCCACTCTGCCACCAGAAATCGATACAGCGATCGGAGAAGACAACCAGACACTCGTCACCCTCCTTAATCGGAAACGTGATTGAGCAGCCGCCACCGCGGGGGAACACTACTGGTACATCGACCAGAAGCGGCAGCGGCGCAGAAGTGTAGTTGCCAAGCTCATCGGCAGTTTGCCCCTTCAGAGCTGGCTGCACAGTGCAGGTGTTAGCGATCGGGTCGTAAGATTCGATGATGCCTGGTAATGACACGCGGAGCATAGAGAAGATGGTATTTAAAAGCTGCGAACTCATCTGTTCGCTGCTTCCCACCTGAGAATTCAGAGAGACTGACATGTTTTCTCCAGGCAATAAAAAACCCGCCGAAGCGGGTATTAGAAAATTTGGACCTGTTTTTGCCGGGACAGGCTCCCGATTCCTGCTATTCCCCAACAGCCGGAAAAATCGTATTCTGTTCATTCCCCCGACAGCGCAAGGAATAAAGATGACACCTGAAAAAGCAGGCGGACATGTGCCAGTCAGGCCTATGCCCGCTCCAAAACCCCCAAGTAAGTGAGGTAAGAATGAGCCGCAACGAGATTCTATTTAACCTTTATTATTCGCATTATCTGGAGCTCATGAACGGTACGCTCATGGGAAGATTAGATAAATGCATTTCTCTTTTGTTAATGGTTCTCGGTGGCGCGGCATTCGCCTCTTTCGCAAATTATATTGCATTTGGTGCTTGCGTGGCTGCTGTTTCCGCTTTCCAGTTCGTTTTTCAGCCTGGTAATAAATCAGGTTTATCTCTTGAGCATGCCAAGAAATACCTGCAATTAGCCATGCTGGAATCGTCAATTGCGGATGATAGCGAGTTGCACAAGCGCTATCTGGAAATTCAATCACTGGATAATCTTCCGCTTAGTTTGCTGAAGAATGCCGCTTATAAACGTGCCGCAATTAAACTGGACCTAGATGACCAGTCGCCGCCTTTAAGCAAATTCGAAAGTTTTATAGCGTGGATTGCTGGTGATTTACCTGAGAATCACAGAAATGACAGGCAGAGTATACACCCCTGATCACGCACCGATTAGACCGGCCCCGAATCCTAAACCTAACCCACCCAAACCCAGCAAATAGCATTGCCCGCTTCGGCGGGTTTACTTCACCCGCTGGCAATCATACGTCCAGAACTGGCGCGGCTCGTCCATGTTGGTGCGGATCACCTCGACGTTGAGGATGGCTTTGCCATTCCGCTTTACATAATCCAGCCCAAGCCAGCGACCAACATTCGCATCAGGTAGCATCCACTGCATCATCACGTTGTCGAAATCATCCTTCTGCTTCAGGAACGTCATTTTCTGCGTTTCTGGCGCCTGGCCGTTGATATGCATGAGACCATCGTGCCCATCTGCAAGATTAAACGGACCACACTGCATGCCTTTTCCGAAGCATAGTGCCGGTAAGAAAATGATCGCAATCAGGTATTTTTTCATTCGTCCGTATAAACCTTGCTGATAGTACTGGATGACTGCAAATCTTTGGCTCCCTTGGCGAGGCATAGCAGATCCATGTACCAGTTTTTACCCCGGGTATCACCAGTATAATCAATGCTGCCTACTGTGTAATCACCATCCGTGTTAATTGAGGCTGGCTGAGCGCCGGTCAGCCCATCAACCGTAAGATTGCCATTACTGGCGCTCTCGCTCAGTGCGCCGCCACTGGTACCAATCTGCTCGTTGGAGAGTGAAGCGCGGTAAACTGAGGCCTGATCCAGCCGAATTAGCCCGCCCAGCTTGATTTTAGGATTGATGAGGCATCGCACGTTAACGCCTGCGCCCATGGTCTGCTGTGGCATGCCGATAAGGCCAGTGTTGGCATTCAGCACTACCACCTCATCGATATACTTCGTTTCCGGCACCATGTTGATCTGGTTATTTTCATACCACCAGTTAGCGTTACACTTACCGGCAATACTATACATAAGATCTGAAGTGTTACCCACAAGCACGCGGCCGCGCGGAAAAACGGTGTCCGGAAAATCCGGCACGGATCCGGCAGAAATCCCAAAGGGCTGATAAGACTTCATCCCCGCTTCGAAAAGGTCTTTATACTTCCATCCCGCCGCCACAGTGGTGCGCACGCCCGCATAAAGATGCCCCTGCCAGCTGTCTATGCACTGAATCAGCACCCAGCTGTCGGTAATGTTGTCTTTACCGGCAACGGTGAAGCGAATATCGCCATTAAAAATCAGCCCGACATTCTGATCAGGGTAGTTACCGTTTTCATCTTCATTGCCATCATAGCCCGCGATCACCTGAATCCGGCTGAACTCCCTCGCGAGAATGCGGTTCTGAGTCGCGGGTGACAGGTTGTAAACTTTGAAGTCACCAACAAACCCGTTAAAAATGGTCGCCGGCATTTTCTGGATATTGAAGGTTACCTTAAGGTCGCTGAGCGATATGCCATTACCCTTATCGTCGAGCAGCTGCAGCTCAAAATGGCGCATCCAGTTAAGTGACATAGTTACTCCGTTTCAATAATGAGGTGGCTGCCGATCCCGAGGTCATCTTCGGTCGGGTATTCCTGTCCGTCGACATCACAGACGACAAAAAGGGAAAAGCCGAGCCCCAGATAAGCATATTGCGACAGAAGGTTTGCACCGGTAACCAGCGGTATGCTCCCCGCGATGAGTGAGTCACTGCTGTCACTAAGGTCCAGATACCAGCATCCGGCGCGCCATATGACCCGGAATTTATAAATGTTCCCGGCTATGGTGGCACTCATTGACTGATTTTGAGGCTGTAATGGAAGTTCGGTATACGTCATGGGCCTACCCTGCTAACGGCGGCAACCGTTTTACTAAGAACCGATTCCGAAGGCTGCTTCGGCGTTTTTACTCCACCATCCTGAACCGCGCTGGTATTGGCTCCCTGCGTCATGTTCTGCTTTGACGCACCGGTGATGGTCTGTGCCTGGGTAAAAATCATCTCGCGGAGCGTGACTGTTGCCATCAGCACGTTTTCCGTGGCTTTATCCGTTGTCACTTCCAACACGCGGATCATCATGTCGCTGTAAAGACGCTTTCCCGTAACCACGTCAAACGGCTTTTTACTGCGCTGCAGATCCAGCAGCTGGCTGTAAATTTCCTTCGGGCTGGTACCGACAGAGAGGCCGATGGAGGACGTGTTGACCATGTCCAGCAGCGAACCGCCGCCGGAGAAGCCAATTTCCATCACCAGTTCAGAGGCGCGCCGGAAGGCATGATCGGCCACGTAGCCGGCTCCATCTGCGCTGGCACCTGCGGCGGATGAGGTCGGTCGTTCGACGGGGTGCTCGGTGATTTCCAGCACGTCGCTGTGCTTTTCGGAAATCACCACGTCAGGGATGATAATGCCGATTTTCCGGCTGCGCTGATGCAAAAGAACGGAAAGAATATCCATCAGCCGTTACCTCTCGAAAGCTGCTGCGTTGCCCGGGCGCTGACCTGATTTTGTTTCTCAGCCACGACATTGCCTGCCTCGCGCGGATCTGAAACGCCGTGGATATTAATGTTGGTTTCCATGCTCACTGAAGGTGATACAGCTCCGCTCGCAGCCCGGCTAATCAAGTCACCTGAATAGATGTTTCTTCCATTCTCATGGTGAATGATGCCGTTCATCAGCTGCGACAGCACCTGAGGATTTTGCATATTAAGTGCTGCATCAGGGCTCACGCCGAGGCTGCTGGTGATCGCCTTGATATAGGAGGCAGTATCGTTTTCATTACCCGGCGCCCACGTTGAGATAATGCCCTCAACGGAATTAATTCCGCGGCTTGCGTAACGCAGCAGCTGTTTAGCCATTGCCTCAAGCCCGTCATAAGCCGTACGGAATTTCGCAAAGCGCCCACCCGGCCCTTCCAGTTCAGCACCGCGCTGCCCAACGAAGTTGA